CAAAAATATGATTCAAGTTACCAAGCGTGACGGACGCCGTGAGCCGTTAGACATCGAAAAATTGCACAAAGTTGTTTTTTATGCAACAGAAGATATTACAGGCGTCAGTCCAAGCGAGGTAGAAATTAAGAGTCAGATCCAATTTTTTAATGGTATGAAGACAAGTGAAATCCAAGAAACACTAATCAAAGCAGCAGCAGATCTGATCACAGAAGAAACACCAAACTATCAATTTGTAGGCGGACGTCTTATCAACTATGCACTGCGAAAAGAAGTTTACAATGGCTACGAGCCATGCACAGTTAAGGAGTTGGTAGAACGCAATACAGATCGTGGGTTTTATGATCCAGAACTAATCAGTTACTACAACGACGACGAGTGGGAAAAAATCAACAGCTTTGTCAAACACGAGCGTGATGAGAACTTGACCTATGTAGCAATGGAACAGTTGCGTGGTAAGTATTTGGTACAGAATCGTGTAACTGGCGAAATATTTGAGACACCGCAGATGTGCTACATGTTGATTGCTGCAACACTATTTTACAACTATCCAAAAGAAACGAGATTAAAATATGTTAAAGATTACTACGATGCTATTAGTCTTCACGATATTAGTTTACCTACTCCAGTTATGGCTGGGGTTCGCACTCCTCAAAGACAATTCAGCTCGTGCGTTCTTATTGAGTCTGGTGACAGTCTTGACAGTATTAATGCCACTTCATCTAGTATTGTCAAGTATGTAAGTCAAAAAGCAGGCATTGGCATCGGTGGTGGTGCTATCCGTGCTATTGGCAGCACAATACGCAAAGGCGATGCTTATCATACAGGTATCATTCCTTTCTATAAAATGTTCCAAGCAGCAACTAAATCTTGCAGCCAAGGCGGCGTCCGTGGTGGCGCTGCTACAATTTACTATCCAATCTGGCACTTAGAAGCAGAAGACATGCTGGTGTTGAAGAACAACAAAGGCACAGAAGAAAACCGTGTGCGTCACATGGATTACGGTGTGCAGTTCAACAAGCTAATGTACGAAAGACTTATCACAGGCGGAGACATTACACTGTTCTCCCCAAATGATGTGCCAGGCTTGTACGATGCGTTCTTTGCAGATCAAAACAAGTTCCGTGAGCTGTATGAAACAGCAGAACGCAATACAAAGCTACGCAAAAAAACAATTCCAGCAGCACAGTTGTTCGGTGCGTTTATGGAAGAGCGTAAAAACACAGGTCGTATCTATCTACAAAACGTTGATAACGCAAATGATCACGGTGCGTTCCTTCCTGAAGTTGCACCGATTCGTCAAAGTAATTTGTGTGCAGAAATTGACTTGCCAACAAAGCCGCTAAATGACTTGAATGACCCAGAGGGCGAAATTAGCCTATGCACATTGAGTGCAATCAACTGGGGTAATGTACGTACACCAGCAGACTTTGAAAAGGCATGTACACTGGCAGTACGTGGGTTGGATGCATTGTTAAGCTATCAAGGTTATCCAATTCTTGCTGCAAAATTATCTACAGAAAAACGCCGTCCTATCGGTGTTGGTATTATTAACTTTGCGTATTGGTTAGCAAAGCATGATCTAGATTACCAAAACATTGACAGCGAAGGATTGCAATTAGTAGACGAGTATGCAGAAGCATGGTCGTACTATCTAATCAAAGCCAGTGCTGACCTTGCAGCAGAGCAAGGTGCTATTCCAGGTGTTATGGAAACCAAATACGGACACGGCATTACACCTAACCAAACATACAAAAAAGATTTAGATGAATTGATTCCGCATCAAGAGCGTATGGACTGGAACGGATTGCGTGAGCAGCTAAAAGACACAGGTATTCGCAACAGCACACTAATGGCACTAATGCCAAGTGAAACAAGTGCACAGATTGCAAATGCTACTAATGGCATTGAACCACCACGTAGTCTTATCAGTATCAAACAATCCAAGCATGGTGTGCTAAAACAAGTTGTACCAGAGTTCAAGCGTCTAAAGAACAAGTATGATTTGCTATGGGATCAACGTAGCCCAGAAGGTTATTTGAAAATCATGGCAGTGCTACAGAAATACATTGATCAAGGTATCAGTGTAAACACCAGCTACAATCCTGCTTTCTTTGAAGATGAAAAGATTCCAATGAGTGTGATGTTACAACACATGTTAATGTTCTACAAATACGGCGGCAAGCAGTTGTATTACTTCAACACACATGATGGCCAAGGCGAACTAGATGTAAGCAAGTTAGTAGGAGAAGTAGAAGAAACTCCGTTAAATGGCGCCGGCATCGAAGATGATGAATACTGCGAAAGCTGTGTTATTTAACTTGACTTCTTTGATAATTAATGTTACAACTATAAAAAAAGGATACACACATGAGCGTTTTTGATACTAAAAATCGTGCCGACCATACACAGGTTTTGGCATTCCTTGACCCAACTGGCGGTCCAACTATTCAGCGTTATGATACACTAAAGTACAAAAGCTTTGATAGTCTAACAGACAAGCAGTTGGGTTTCTTTTGGCGTCCAGAAGAAGTTGATATCTACAAAGATGCCAAGGACTTCAAAGGACTAACAGAACACGAGCAGCATATTTTTACATCAAACTTGAAGCGTCAAATTCTATTAGATAGTGTGCAAGGACGAGCACCAGTAGAAGCATTTGGCCCTGTTGTATCCTTACCAGAACTGGAAAACTGGATTCAAACTTGGACGTTCTCAGAAACAATCCACTCACGCAGTTACACACATATTATTCGTAATGTGTACAGCAATCCAAGCAAAATCTTTGACGAGATGTTGAACATCGAAGAGATTGTAGATTGTGCTGGAGATATTTCAAAGTATTATGATGAACTAATTGAAATGAGTGCATGGTATAATCTTTTAGGAGAAGGTACACACACAGTGAACGGCAAGAAAGTCGTTGTGGATTTGTATGAACTTAAGAAGCGTATCTGGCTTACATTGATGAGTGTTAACATTCTTGAAGGTGTTCGCTTCTATGTAAGCTTTGCTTGCTCTTGGGCATTTGCGGAACTGAAGAAAATGGAAGGCAATGCTAAGATTATCAAATTGATTGCCCGTGATGAAAACTTGCACTTAGCAAGCACACAGATGTTGCTCAAGCTACTGAAAAAAGACGACCCAGACTATGCAAAGATTGCAGAAGAAACACAACAAGATTGTATTCAAATGTTTGTAGATGCAGTTGATCAAGAAAAGGCTTGGGCAGATTATTTGTTTAAAGATGGTTCGATGATTGGTCTTAACTCTCAGTTGTTAGGCGAGTATGTGGAATACATTGCAGCCAAGCGTATGCAAAATGTAGATCTAAAAGGTCCATACACAAACACACGCAACAACCCATTGCCTTGGACACAGAAATGGATTAGTGGTGCTGATGTGCAAGTGGCTCCACAAGAAACAGAAATCACATCATATGTATCAGGTGGTACCAAACAGGATGTGAGCACAGACACATTTAAAGGGTTTAGCTTATGATTTATATTTGGGGAAAACCGCAGTGCCCATTTTGCGAAAAAGCAAAAGCATTATTAGATTCACGACAAATTTCATACGAGTACAAGCAACTTGGTGTAGACTTTGAAAGAGAAGAAATATTAGCAGAATTTCCAGAAGCACGTACATTTCCTCAAATTGTAATTAACGGAATGAAAATTGGTGGTTACGAACAACTGGGCACCTACTTAGAAGAAACAGGTTATACAGGAACAGGATACACATTATAATGATAATTCAAGCACCATATAAAGCAACAGATACAGTAACTATTAGAACTACAGCAGGCGAAGAGATTGTAGGTAGATTTGTAGAAGAAGATGGTAACCATATTAAAATAACCAAGCCGTTGGCACTACAAGCAACTCAGCAAGGCATTGGACTAGGTCCTTGGGTGTTTACAGTAGATCCTGCCAGCACCATTAAACTAAATAAAAGTGCAATAGTATTTGTACACAAGACAGAAACAAACATGGCAAAACAATATGTAGAAGCCACAAGTGGAATAGCAATGGTATAATGGCAGGTGTAAGTATCGATACAGACACAGCAGGCGGCGATTTAGTTCCCAGTCAAACCACTGTTTTTGTTAACGAAGAACTGGTTATTGTTGACGGCGACACAGTAGCAAGTCACGGTATCGGTGTTCACGGTGAGCAAACAATATCATCAGGCACACAAAGCACTGTGAGTATAAATGGCATTGATATTGTTGTTGCTGGAGACACCGCAGATGTTTGCGGTGAAGTTGCCACAGGCTCAGGTACAGTGTCAATAGGCTAATTGATAAATACTCTAAAGTAGGGTATTATCAACATGGCAATTACACTTAGAAGTATCAAAGGTAGCGAACTAACATTTGACGAATTAGATGAAAACTTTTCATCTATCGCACCTCAAACCACACCAACAGGATCGTTACAACTTCCTTCAGGAGACTCGTCACAAAGAGATGACTCGCCTGTAAACGGGTACATTAGATATAACAGTGGCAGAGGTGAAGTAGAAGCATATATACAAGGTGTATGGGTTGGCTTGGCAACAGATGTTGATCAAGGCGAACTTAACCAAAATGCATTTGCAGGTATTGCAGTGCCAGGACAAGGAACTATTGCTGCTGACACTACCATTGATACTTTAACTATTGTAGGTGGCACCAACATTGATATTACCACAACACCTGCTACTGATACACTAACTATCAACAATACCTTTGTACAAGATTTTAGATACAGTCAACTTACAGGTGCTCCGACAGACGTAAGTGAATTTACAAACGATGCTGGTTATCTACAAGATAATGAATTTACCAGCGAAGGGTTGATGCGCCGAGGTGCCGGCGGTAATATTTACAGTGTAATACCAGACAATTCAAGCAATTGGAATCTTGCATACACATGGGGAGATCACGCACAAGCCGGTTACTTAAACATAGTTGCCATGCAAGACTTAACCAATGTTGCTCTAAGCAGTGTTGCTAACGGACAGGTTTTAATTTATAACAACGGCAGCTGGGTAAACACTAGTCCGCTTAAACTCAGCGACTTTACAATTACAGTGGCAGCTGACTTCCAAAACGGATACTTGCTTTACGACGACAACACAGGTACATTTGAGTATGCAGCAGCAGACCTAAGTTCATATCTAACTAGTGTTGCAATAGATGATTTAACTGATGTGAATATCAATACATTGTCAAACAATGACGTTCTTATATGGAATGGTAGTTCATGGGCAAATTCTAGTATTGCAGACGCAGGCGGCGGACTTGCTTATACAGACCTTAATGTTGTGCAAAACACAGCAGCAGGCAATGGTAGCTTAACATACGACAATGCTGGTAGATTTGAATACACTCCGCCTGATTTAAGCATTTACTTGATCAACACAGTTGTTCCTAGCAGCAGTATTGGCTCAGCAGGTGATATTGAAGGTAAATTTGCAATTGATGCAAGTTATATCTATTACTGTGTAGGCACTTATGACGGTGTATCAGACATATGGAAACGTGTAGCATTAACTGGCGGTAGTTGGTAATTAGCACTTGACAATCACAAAATAATTTTGTAATATGTAGCATAGGCAATTAGAAAGGCAAGCTATGAA